CTCGGAGTCCATCTTGATGCAGGGGTATGGGCCTTTGATGCTCTGAAGCTTTTGGTTCATGCGCTCAGGCTCATACGGGTGCATCTTGCTCAGCCATACTGCAGCTTTGTTGCCGTCCTCACAGACCTTAGTCCATGACAACAAGCCACGCCAGATCGGCTCCATGCCTTCCTCGGTTGCGTGTTCAACGTAGTTGGCCAACTGGCCGCATCCCCTTGCGTTTTGCGTAGCCAGCCAAATTGGTTTGAACTTGGTTATGCTGTTCTCAAAGAGCTTGACACTTGTAGGAGAGGCAGAAGCCTTGGAGGGGCGAGTGCCCGCCAAGTCTAGTTTCGGCACGGCCTGCGCCTCATAGACAGAGCCGGACAGCTTCTCCCTGATGACAGAAGCCAACCCCTCAAAGCTGAACACATCGCCCTCAGTAAGTATGCGCACGGGGCGCGGCGTTGCGTACTTCTTCTTGAAGTTGGTGGTCTCGGGTATGCGCAGGACACGGGCGGCATCTGCCGTCACGGTCATGTCGATAGCCAATGATTCCTGTTTGCACAGGCGTTTAAAGTTCTCAGCCACGGGCTTCCAAGAATCAATAGGCACGGCCTCCAGCAGTGGCCAGTAGCAGTGCAAACCGCCACCAGAACCCACAACATACGGAGTGCCAAGGGCATCCATGCCTGTCTTACTTAGAAACGCGCTGAGCGCTTGTGCCGCGTCCTTCTTCGATGCGTAGCCATCCATGTCGATGAACAGGGATTTAACGTACCGAGCGTTGGTAGCTTGTCGGTTGTCTTCTTCGCCAAAGGTAGCCAAGGCAAAGTAAATGTCCAGCTTGCTGTCATGCCAACGTTTGATGTGCGCGGGTGTACTATCAAGAGCCGCCGTAAAGACATGCTCTTTCTTTGTTAGTTCTGCTACGCAGTACCGACCAAATTCGGGCGGCGGCAGAACAACCGCTAAAAACTCAAGCGGAGTCATTGAAGTCCTTGCGGTCAGAAGAGTTCGAGTTGACGCGAATCTTTAGTCGTTGGGCGCTCCATGACGGGGTAACCAGCAAGGCGGCTTAGAAGTTCCATCTGCCAGTTCCTAGGCAGACCTTCTTTGGTGTGCACTAAGTCTTCGGCAAAGCGAACTAGTTCTTGCGTGGTGAGGGATCTAGGTTGTATTCCGTACATATTTTTCTCCATGCCTCGTCTGCTGAGTGAGAGGTCTTCATTATGTGAGTTAAGAATTCGACGCGGTCACGATAGGCCACAAACACTTCCGTGCCTGTAAACCAGTTGTAGACAGTCTGTCGAGAGACGCCAAGCGAGTAGGCAATCTTCGTGACTGGAAAGTCAAGATGGATCGCCCAACGCCCAAGCTGGTTGCCCAGAGACTTGGGGGTCTTCGCTACTTCGTCAATGATTTTTTGTGAATAGGCCATGTTTTTAAAGGGGGCCGAAGCCCCCTGTGTGCTTACTCATCGTCCCAATCAGCAACGATGTCGGCCAGCTTGTTCTTCTTAGCTGGTACGGATTCAACCTTGGGTGCGGCTTTACGCACTTCGGGTTCTTCTTCAGCCTCGACCTCAACGGCCTTGGCTTTCTTGGGCTTGGCGGCTTTGACTTCAGCCATAGATTCGGCCTCGTCTTCGTCAAGCAAATCGCCAAGGGTCTTAGTGGCAGGGCGCTTACCTTCAATAGCCAAAGGTGCAGGGGCAACAACACCATCAGCGGCGGCAGGGGTTAAAGACACAGATCTTTCTGCGTCCTTGGACTGACCTTGCTCTTGGGCAATCAGGTACTCCTCGTCAGTCAACCAACGCACAGGTGCGAAGATCAGCTTGGGAGACTCAGCCTTGGTATCAAACTTCATGCGCGTCACGATAGCGTCCAAGTTAACTGGAGGAGTCTGAACCGCCATGTAGCGAGCGTAAGCTTGCAGTGGGCGCTTGTCGCCTTCTTCCTTGCCGAAGATGGATGTAGCTGGCAGGGTGACTTGCAAGACGTCACCTGATGGGTTGTTAGCCAAGACCACAGCCAAACGCTGTTGGTAACGGCATGCACGGCTTTGACCATTGCCAGACCCAGCGATGTTCTGTGGGCAAGCGGCACAGCTTGCCGCTTGTTTGTTACGCACACCTGCATCAGGCTTCTCACCATCAGAAGATGTGCAGTCAGGGGCGGCTGCAGCCGCGTCTTTGTCATACGATCCTGCGTAGAAGATACGGCTGACCTTGGGGGCAGCTTTAACCACGATCACATCCAAGTGGCGGTCTTCGATCGAGGCGATCTCCTTGCCACCAGACAACAGGCGGAACACACCGCCCTTGATGGAGACACGCTTCATGCCTCCGCCAGCGTTGACGTTACCGGCCAGAGCCAAAGTGGTTGCTGAAAGCTCTGCGTTCTTAGCGAAGGCAGGCACGTTTGAGGGGTTGAACATTGCAATATTGCTCATTTGATTTCCATTAAGTAGGTTTGCGTACAGAGATATCGAACTCAGATGTAGAGTTCAGGCCGGGCGGTACGACCCCGGGGTTTTCTTCCAAAAACTGTGACATGTTGCCTTGCGCGATGCGCTTCTCCAAAAGCTCGACGGCCTCGTGAGCCAGTACGAACTTCTTGAACTCGTCCCAGTCTTGTGTGTAGTAGCGAGTCTTCACGGACATGACTGCCGTGCCCTCGGTAGTGCGAACTGATGTGACGCCCATCGCCTTCATCTGTTCCTTGATTGCGTTCTTGATCTCTTCCTGTTGAGCTTTGAGCACTTCAGCTTGTGTGTCGTACTCTTGGGTCAACTCGGTCATCTTCGTGCGTAACTTGCGGTAAATTTTTACCAGCTTGTCCAGCGGTACTACTTCTTCTTCCATAACTTCTCCTGTGTAATTATTTGTCTAAGGTTGGACAGTGTACATGTAATTTCTAGCGTTGCAACCCCCTTTCAGGATTTAATTTCAGTATCGAACATTTGGGTCAGTAGTGAGTTATCACTAACTTTCCCTTCCAAAGCATGAAACATGCGCTTCTCAATCGGGCTTCCCTGAATGTGAATCACAGTGACTTTGTCTGAGTCTTGCCCCTTGCGGTCAGCACGGGCACAGCATTGGATGTACTGCTCTACGCTCATGAGGGGCCCATAGAAGACCACAGTATCAGCGGCAGTAAGCGTGATGCCATGAGCCGAAGCCGCAGGTTGCATCACCAAGACCCTAGGGTCTGCTTCTGTTTGGAAGCGGTTGATAGTTATACCGCGCTTGCTTGGCGTGATGTCTCCATGAATGCACTCATTGACAATACCCTTCTTGGTCAGGTATGTGCTGATGGTGTCGATGGTGCTTCGGAACAAAGCGAAGATGATGACCTTGCGATCAGTCTCCTCCAGTATCTCCTCCAGTACCGCAAGGCGAGGCGCCGAATCAAACTCAACAACTTCCTTGTCGTCTGTGTAAGCTGCACCACAACTGATCTGCAAGAGCTTGGATACGCCAGCGGCGGCATTGACTGCCGTGATGGTCTCCCCTGCGGCTTGCACCAGCATGCGGTCTTTGAGCATGTCGTAGTACTTCTTCTGCTGTGGGGTCAGGGCAACCTCACGCGTCATGGTAATGACAGGTGGCAAGTCTAGGCACTGTGCTTTGGTAAAGCGTATCGCAGGTTGTAGAGCCTCGTGTACTTTGTCCTTGGCGTCAGCCTTTGGAGCCCACTTAAACAGTGTGATCTTGTTCATCACCTGATCGCGCCACGCTGTCAGGAAGCGGGGCACATTGTCAGGGTTCACAAGCTTGGCTAACCCATACGCATCGACAGGTGACTGCGAGGCTGGTGTGCCTGTCATCATCCACAGATATGTGTTGGGTGTAAGTATCGAGTTGAGTGCCTTCCAGCGTTTGGTCGATGGCGTTTTGTATGCGTTAGCTTCGTCCACAATGACTAGGTCAAAGCGGCCATCGTTACGCACCTCATCGGCTATAAGGTTCAGCCCTTCGTAGTTGGCAATCACAATCTCGTAGTCACGCTGAATCATCTCGATACGGCGACTAGCTTGAGGGTGGTGCGCTATGACGGCAGAGCGATGCAGGATGCTGTTGTTGATGTCGCCCATCCATGCGCTGTGCATGATAGACAAGGGGCACAGGACGAGAACCCTACGCACCTTACCTAGCTTCATCAAGTAGTCAGCCGCCCACAATGCAGACAGTGTCTTGCCCGTGCCGGGTTCGGAGAACACGAAGGCTCTCCTGTACAGCGTGAGGAACGCT